CTCTAAAATCTCATCCCGGATGACTGTAAGTGCCTGTGCTGCGGTCATGCCTTTCTTTTCCGGCTCTTTTACCAGACTTCCCGGTTCAAGCCCGAGAAGTAAACACATGGTTCTTTCAAAATCTTCTGTCTGTTCCGGGTTCTTCGCCATATTACAGACAAAAGACTTGCTTCTCCCGAGTTCCGCCGAGAATTTCTCTTTCGTCTTGCCCTGCTTTTCTAGTTCCTTACAGAGCAGAACGTAATTTATTGTTACTTTCTTCGGTTCCATAATTCCTCCTAACTAAAGCTTGCTTCTGGCTCTTCCTCTGGACATATTTCTCCATCTGCTTCCATTTCGTTTATGATGATTTTCGTTCCCGCTCTTTGTAATCTCAGCAACAGCATGTCGAATTCCCCAAGGTATCTCAACGACTTAATGTCTACACATCCCAAACTGTCAAGTGTATACTCTTTCTCAAAATCCCATTTCGATATCGGAATTTCCATATTCAACCCTTCATCGTGTTCGTTTTCGAAAATGATTACCGCCCTATGCAGGGAGCCCCAAGTAGATCTTTCACTCTCTTCTATTAGCATCTCGCAACTGACCGATTCGTAGTATGGTCCATCGTCAAACTCCACTTCCAGACCAGTTGTACTGATCTTCTTTTCGCACATTGCAATCCATGCATTAAACAGATCAGTGACTTTCATTTCTTTTTCTTCCTGCTTGATTGATAATTCCTTAAAATTTTCCAGAATCTTTTTATTCTCGATACAAGCATCGGAATTTACGATTTCTGTAAGCACCGTATCCAACTTCGGAAGGTATTCCGAAAAATCATACTTCTCTATGTACGGCACCATAACTTCGTCTATTTTTTTCCTCAGTGCACTTTCTACTTTTCCCCATCTAAACGCTGATCCTATTGCCGATTCTATCGATTCCTTGAATTTATTTCTGAGGATTTCCTTTACTTCTTCCTCGGAAAGGCACTCCTGTGCCATTTTAAATAATTCTTCTTTCATTTTGCTCCTCCTTGATTTGAATTCAACAGCTGCTCTTCCAGAGAGTCCATGTCGTATCCTCTGCGTTCGAAGTTGTTTAGGTTTCTGCTTACCGGCGGTTTTGCTGGCATTTTTTCCGTCTGCTCTTGGTTAAGATAAACATCGAAATTACTGCCGAACAGGGTTTTTGGTCTTAGATATATCCTCATATCCTTAACTCCGCGCTGTAATTCCTCTTTTGTAGGCTTTCTGCCCCACTCATGGTATTTTTTATCAATCACCGCCTTAAAGTCATCCAGAGTGTATCCTTCATTGAATCTGGCTTTTATTTCCTTCTGGTTACTCTTAACATCCCACCTTAGTTTCTTGCCTGTCTTTTCATTCAGGTAAGTTATGATCTCTTTGTACGGGACACATATATTATTATCTTTATCTTTATCTTCTTCTTTATCTATATCTGTAGCGTGACTTCCCAAATTTGTCACACTTACGTCACGTGACATTTCTGTGACACACTCAATTTTTTGTTTTTCCCTCTGTTTTTGCTTCCTAATCCGGTTCTGCTCCCTGATTTTCTCGAGGGCTTCCGCGTTCTGGTGCTCTTCCCAACCCGGAATAGTAAAAAATCCATTGTCCGTCACGATCATTTCAAGCTGCTCCAGTGATTGCAAAGCTAATTTCACGGTATTCTCTTCAAAATCCAACTCGTCTGCCAGCATTTTAGGCGTGTACGGGATGTTTTGCGTTAAAAATACCATGCCGTTACTATTACACCGGCCAGCCATCGTGAGTAGCATTACCCAGATCAGGACAATATTGTTCCCGTCCGGTAATTTCCGCAGATGCTTGATTTTGCGATTATCAAACATGTCTGTTGTAATCTTGATCCACTTTACCTCTGCCATCACTCGTCCTCCGCAATATAGACCACCACGCAAGGCGTGTCCGAGTACACTTTTTCAATTTCCAGACTGGTCACCTGCTTATCATCGGTGTATGCGACTCCGTTCAGTCCATCCAGAATGATTTTTGCGATATTATCCAAGTCCGGCTTCTTATTCGGCTTTATTTCGCCTTTTAAGGATTTTTCCTTATTCTTCTTAGACCAGCTCTCTGGAATCGGAAATTTCGCTAAAATTCGAACTCTCAGAGGTATCTCTGTATAAAGCACGCCTGCGCTTTGTTTATAAATCCTCGCAACCTCCTTTTCATATTTCTTGGTTGCGGGCGGCGTGTATGTAATGACCTTAAATCCGGCTCTGCGGAATCTTGGTCTTGCTTTTCCAACCGGCTTACCCGGAATTGTAATTATCATTCGTTCTCCTTTCTGCTCCCGGAATTACCGGGAGACAATGAATCTGGCTTACTTAAGGTATTTGTGACGTACTGTGCAGCAGCCATGAACGGGTTACAATTTATAGCAAAGGTTTAACCCTTACTAACATAGTGAAATTCTTGCCGGAACTGTTCTTCTGTTCCGTAGTGCTGCAAATAATACTCCTTGCAGCGTTTTCTTAAGTATCGGTCAACTTTCGATGCATTCTCCCCTGCCCTTGTTCCGTTTGGATGCAGATCCGGTCTCAATGGAGCTATGAATCCGTAATCTTCCGAAAGTTCAATTTCTCTCGATGTGTGACTAAAAACATGATGCCTCTCCACTCCGTAAACTCCGGTGTACATGCAATGATCCATGTCCTCTGTAAATATGCTCCACAGCTTCTTTGGTCTGCCGGATGCTCTTTGATGTCCTTTTTTCTTTTTCTTTCGCCTTGGCTTAGGAAATGCCATGTCACTATAATCAATGCTCATAGTTCAATCCCCCATTTCTGCCTAAGTTCTTCTTTTTCATCTGGTGTCAGTAGATCTGCATCCGGTATACCGACCTCTCTGCAATCTTCCAGCACGCCTTTGATGAGTCTGCTCATTTCTTTGGTGTTATACTTGCTTGACCCTTTGTAGCATTGCAGAGTGTGTAATGTTTCAACTCTCCCTTTTAGGTCTTTTACTTCCTGTGCTCCACGATCTATCACAATCCGGAACACTGACTGTGCCAGATAGATATCTTTTTCCCTGAGCGGTATGTACTCAAAAGCACCGTGGGATTTTAATTCATTTAGGTACGCTTGCCACCTGGTGATGTCCAACTTTTCCGCTAATTTATCGAGTAACACCCACAAGTAAGAGTTTGCGTCGAGGCTTCTCTTTGCTCTGTACGGCTTTATTTCAAGCGTTAATTTCTCATAATCTTTCAGTTCATCGTAGGCTTGTCGGAAGTCCTCTATAGGCTCGAATAGAATGGTCAGCTTTCCACTGTGATAATCTGCGACAGGTTCTTTCAATCTTCCTGTAAATTTCATTTTTTCTCCCTGTTATCAGAAACAAAAACTCTTACTTTTCCACCATTTTTAAGTAATCTAACGATGGAAATTGCAGAAATACAACGATTTTCGTCATACAATATTTTTTCCACTGAAAACTTGTCGTAGCACGTTAAAACATCATTCCCTCTCTGATCTTTCCTGCCGGAAGCTTTTATTTCGCGCCGATCAGATGAAATCCAGATAAATGGGGCTGTATACAACTCTCTTCCGATTCCCCAGTTAAAACAAGCTCTCTTGAAACTGTCAGATGCAAGTCCCTTTTCTTTTTCGGTAAAACTTTCCGTTCCTGTATCTTCTTTGGGAACCCAAATACCTTTATCATCATCCCATATACTCACGGTACAGTTTGCGTTGTCTCTGCTGTGTTCTCTTTTCCAATTTAACTTTCCAACCGTTTCATCCAAAATATTCATGTCACATCTTGCATCCTTGTAAAGTAATAGTGATATCCCATTACTCTTCACCGTTGCGATCCGGCATTCAATCTCGTTCGCTTTTAATGTTCTAAACTCCATATTTCTCACCTACCGAATCTGAATATTATTATTCTGCACCAATACAACGCCAGAGAGTTCAACCCCATCTTTCAGGGCTTTTTTCACCTTGGTCTTGTCCACCTCTGGATCAGTGAATTTTAAGTACTCTTCATCCAGTTTTGAAATATCCTGTACCTCTACATTCTCTGATTTCCGATAGGAAATGCTGACTCTCGGTGTCTTGAATTTCTCACCGCACAAATAACCAGACAGGTATTCTTTCAAGTTTCTTGCCTTGTTTTCACATGATTTCTGACGGTCAGCCAGTTTATTTTTCTCTGCCTTGATTGCTTCTGCATCAGATAAGAGGTTTTTGATCCAGAGAGCAATTCCTTCTACCTTTTTATCAAAATCCATCTGCAACTGTGCCAGCTTTTCCGGGTCGATAATCTCGCCTGTTTCCTGATCTACACAATTTAAAATCTCTTCGTCAATCTCGTATAATGTTGCCATTTGTTATTTCCTCCATAAAATCACAATAATTTTGATAGTGCCTTTTGCGCACCCTAAAATATCTGTCTTTTTCAGCCGCTTCTTGATCTGTTATTTCTTCCAGTTCTTCTGCATATTCGTACATATTATTTGCCCACCATATCTACTGCTTTTTCCAGTAATACTTTTGCCAAAACGATTGCATCATCTAGTTGCTTATCTGTTTCAATACTGTCAAACAAATCGTAATCTCTATCAGCAACAAATCCGTTTTCTTGTGCGCTTAAAAATATTCTGTTACCGTAGTTCGAAAATTCAATGTTTACGTACGGATACCCATCTTTACCTTTTCCGCGCTCTTGAATCTCAAGAATTAAGTCTAAAAGTTCATATATTTTCTTTCTGTCCATTGCTTATCCTCCTACTCATCCTTGGATAATCTAAACTCCATCAAATCTGCCAGCATCAAATATTCCTTTGCCAGCCGGCTGTCTCCGTGTCGTTCTTTCACCTTTTCTCTAAATTCCGACATTGTTCCGTAAAAACATCCACATCTCACGCCGATTCCACCGTCTTTCTCGCGGAAAAATGTTGTCGTCCTATTTTCGGATCCGAAGCAACTTGCAGCAGAACAATCGCGGCAGCATTGTATATGAGCGTTACCGGATACCTGAGCGTTACCGGATACCTGAGCGTCACCGAATACCTGAGCGTTACCGAATACCCGAGCGTTACCGGATACCTGAGCGTTACCGAATACCCGAGCGTTACCGGATACCTGAGCGTCACCGAATACCCGAGCGTTACCGGATACCTGAGCGTTACCGAATACCCGAGCGTTACCGGATACCTGAGCGTTACCGAATACCCGAGCGTTACCGGATACCTGAGCGTCACCGAATACCCAAGCGTCACCGAATACCCAAGCGTCACCGGATACCTGAGCGTCACCGAATACCTGAGCGTTACCGAATACCCGAGCGTTACCGGATACCTGAGCGTCACCGAATACCCAAGCGTTACCGAATACCCAAGCGTCACCGGACTGGTCAAGGTTCTCTTCTTTTTCTACAAATCCGCCCAATTCCCCCTCTTTTACGTCACCAAACGCTACAAGTGCCTTGATTCTAAAGAACTTCTTTCCTAAAAAAGTTACAAATTCACTGGTTAATTCAAATTTTTTCATTTACATTTCTCTCCTTTTCGTCTACAATTTAACTGATTTAATTTCTTGAGTGCTTGAGGGTTGCCGCCCTGTGACAGCACTCTTTTTTAATACCCAACCACCAGATACCACGCCAGAATCACCAAGATAAACCCGATCACAGCTGCTGCAACCTTGTGCCAGTAAGGTTTGTCCTGCTCCGGCAATTCAACCGATACGGACCGGATGTCCCAACTGTTTAATGCATTGGGCTGTTGAGTAGTCTGGCAATGGTAAGTTCCTTTAACTTTCATCGCATACCTCCTTTAATTTCACGGATTTCTTTCCACGCTCTTCTAATCTGACGCGGTAGTTTGTAAGGTACGAGATTGCACCTTGTTTCTGATTTTCAGTGTCACCGTCTATATTTTCCGCGGATTCCAGGGCTTGGATGAATTTCTCGATCTGTTTTACTGTCAGCCTTTTCATAGCTTGTCCTCCCTTCTACCGCCTAGGCGGTTTTCTCTTCTGTGTAATTTCTTGCTGTCAGAGCTTTACGGTTTAATTTTTCTGCAAATAATTCAGCGTCCGGAAGATCTCTGATCTCCACCTCTTTACCGTTAATTACTACGATGTTTTTTATAGTCACTTGCACCACCTCTCTAATATGTATGACGGATGGTTTGTCCGAGATATGTTGTCCTAGTCATCTTCTCTCTCTTCCACTGCATCCATGTCTGATCTTGCTTTCAAAATATCCATGCTATTCTTGGCAAGCATAAATCCCTGCGGGTCATTTTCTGCCAGATACTTCGCTTTTTTAACCATTTCTGCAATCTCTTTTCTGTCTTTTTCGCTCATGTGTGCCTCCTTATACTGCATTCTGTTCAATTACTGGGTGAATTCCGTTTTTTTTGAGTTCCTCGTATAAAAACAGGCGTCCTTTCTGCGTCCACTGTGTCTGCATTGTTACATCCGGATCTCCGTTGCTCCTCGTAATGTCAATCGTTTTACTATGTACATAGCCGCAATTCTGATATTTTGAGTAGAGAACCCACTGCTTATTGACCTTGTACTGGATTTTCATATCATTCAGAATCCGGTTAAATCGCACTGCTGACATTCCGTAGTCCTTGGCGATCTGCGTGGTTGCCACCAACGATTTTGATTCCAGAATGTGGTCAACGTAATTCGCTTTCGGTGTCATTTCTTCAATCAGCTTCTGTTGTTCTACAACTTGCCCACCAAGAAATTTGCACCTGTCTTTCAGACTATCAATGGTCTTTCCTGCCATTTTTAAGGCTCTGGCCATTACCTGTTCTGGTGTATTCCATGCTTTCTCGAGGTCAATTAATCTTTGTCTGCACTCTCTACCTTTATCAGTTCTACTCATAAGGCAGATGTGCTTTGCCATGTCTACTGACAAATCAAAATCTTCAACCTCTCTCTGCACTTCTCTTCCACCCTCGATCTGAACTCGTACTTTCAGGTACGGGTTGGAGAAATCCTCATTCTCAATAAATCCTTGCGAATTCTTTTCGAACCATTCAGAAAATCTTTTTCTGATTCCAAGAGCCTTATGAAGGTCTCTGGCTGATACGGTTGGTTCGTTACCGTCCGTGTTGATTGCGAATAATTCATTCAATACCTTTTACCTCCTATTTTTACTGCCATCGTAACCTCCGTGGCGGGATTGCTTTCTTTTTATTTATCTCCTATACTGTAAATACAGGTGTTGCAGCACCGAGTATTATGAAAGGAGATTTATTATGCTTGACACATTATCAATCATTGTCAACACTACTGTATCTGTTATTTCTGCAATTATAGACTTCGCAGCCGTCCCATTGTCAGCTGCATCCGTATTTATCTTGGTGGTCGATCGGCATGAGAAAAAGGAAAGCGAAAAAATGAAACTTATCGTTACTCCCAAAAGGAAATATGCGAATAAGCAAACCGGTATGCTTTACCTTTACCTCAGTTTTTCCAACGAATCATCACTTCCTATATCTGTATTGGATATGAGACTCATGGCGTGTGATGATTATTCGGATAATTTCACAAAGTATGATGTTGCACAAGGGACTGTATCCGTTGAAAGCATGGAAATGATTCCAACCAACAGGAAGGGGGAACCAATTCCTGATACAAATGTGAAAAAAACTTCTCCAATCCCAATTGTGATACCTCCATATGGCGCTTACGGCGGTTATTTCGGATTTTATTTTAATAAAGAGGATGCATTCATTCTTTGTCACAAGGACGTGAGATTAGAAATCATAACTTCTCGCAAATCATATAAAATCGAAATGAACTTAAATGCCGCTAATTTTTATGAAACGTCTTATCGTGACGATGGACTGGTGTTTGGAAAAAGCGTTATAGGCACTCTTTACGTAGACACAACGATTAAAAGCTTATAAAATCGTGCATTTCATTCTCGTTCCACATATTGGACAATAAGTGCTTTCCGCTTCTTCTTTGCTGCATGTTTTCAAAATTGCTGTGCAACAATTCGGACAGGTAGTTACTACGTCAATTAGCCTGTCCGCTATTGTGGTTTTTATCAGAATAGAAATGGATATCGCAATTAAGATCAACATGAACATAAAAAATATAAGCAAAAGCACTAAAACAATTATTGGGGCTCCTGGAACTAAACTCTTAAAACCACGCATCTTTCTCACCTCGCTTTCTTTAAACTCTGTCCTCTGCATCTTCCGGGCTTGGAACCGGCTTCGGCTGCATTACAGTGCCGGAACGGTGTCCGGCTTATTCAATTAGTTTATATTCGCTTACTTCTCTTTCTACAAGGACAAGCTTTCCTTCATAATTATTTGATTCAACTAAATAATCAAAACGTTTTTTTGCTTTTTCGTAACTTGTGCTTGTAAATCTGTAGGGAATGCCTTGATAACTTAATGGAATAAAAAGTTTTCCGTTTTTCACCGTTCTGATTGAATATTCTTTCTTCATGCCCCATCCTTCTTCCTCCCCGTCATGCCGATAGGTCAGCGTTTTTAATTTTGGTTTGTTGTGTTGTTTTGTTGTCTATGGTTACATTATACTGACCTTTGGTAACTTTGTCAACTCTTTTTTGTTGCCTTTGGTAACTTTTTTTCTTGACTTTGACTTTTTACTGATATATAATGTAATCAGAAAGGCGGTGAATAAATGTCTTACGGGAAAAGAGTATTTGATCTGAGAAAGCAGTTAAATTTAACTCTCGAGAAATTCGGTGAACCACTAGGAGTGACTAAGACTGCGATCTCTAGAATAGAGAAAGAAGAACGTACAATAACAGATCAAATGGCTAAAGCCATATGTAGAGAATATGGAGTAAACGAAGAATGGCTATTATCTGGAACAGGCGAAATGTTCAAGCAACCATCCGATGAAATTGGGTATTATGTAGAAGATTTACTGGAATATGACGGACATGGAAATCCTTTTTACGATATGATCATAGAAATGATGAAGAAATATCAAGAACTGGATGAAAAGTCAAAGACCGTTATACGAGAGTACTTCAAAAGCGTAGGATCTGGATTAAATGAGAAAAGGGAAGACTAAAGTCTCCCTCTTCGCTCCAGATACCTATATAATATCGAAACAAGCTGTTTGATGATTTTGTAGTCATTACCATCTAGCTTGGATAACAAGATATTTAATTCGTCCATCGCAAGTCCCTCCTAACTGCAAAAACACATGTTCGAAATCCCTGAACATATAATACTATCTCAGGGAACAAAAATCAATATTTTGTTCGAACATTTGTTCTGCTATTTTTTGGTACTTATGTACCTCTCTATTAAGTAAACAAACTAAAACATGGAAACTTACGCAAAAATGGACAATCGTCCCAGATCTGGGACACTTATTGATATGGAGAGTCGATAAGGTCAGAAATCCGGACTTTTAAGCCCTTGGCAAGCAATTCCAGCGTGTCGGCTGTCGGTGATATTTCACCGTTTGCAATACGGTTAATCGTTGATTTTGATATTCCGGTCGCAATGGATACTTGCCGGACTGATAGATTTTTCTTAAGCATGATCTTATCGAGTAGTATTTTCATAGTGGTTTTATTGTAGTATATTCCAGATCTGGAAACTACAGGTAAATAATGGTAATAATACGATATAACCGCTTCGGCGTTTATATAGAGTAAAGTGGTGTTAAAGGTACAGAGGAAAGAGAGGAAAAATGAAAAAAGAACGTAACATTTTAATGTGGATTTTGCTCGTATTTCTGCCGCCTATCGGCATAGTATATATGTGGATTCGCAAGAAAAAGTTACCACAAAAAAGGAAAGTAATATATACTGTTATTTTTGCGATATGGACAGTATATGTTATTGTTGTAAATGCTTCAGGCGGATCAGAACCTCAGCAACAGGAACAAACAGATGCGAAGCAAGAGACAACTAATAAAAAACCTAAAAAGAAAGTAGAAAAGAAATCTGACAAAAAAGAAGAAACTAATAAGAAGAGTAATACGGAGTTATACGGAGTTGATGCAGTTGAAATAACTGGCGACTTGCTACAAACACCAACTTTTACAGCGGAACCTAGAACATCTAAAATGGTAGATCAAATCGCACTTACAGCTAAAGCTAATGCTGGGAATCTGAATGATGACCAAGTGAACGCTATTATAAACGATGTGCGTTCCGTAAATCATAATTTTTATTCAGACGAACCGAGTATGCTGAAATACATGTGGTATGGATATTTATTGGATTATAAGTTCGAACCAAACACGCCAAGACAATTACTTGGCCAATATTTATATCAATCAATTAAAAATGTTTACAGAGGGGTGGAAACAGCAGAAAGCGGGATAACACAAGCAAATTTTCCTCAGATTGATGAAGAGTTACAAAAAATTGCTGAAGAAAGCATGACATTAGGTCAGAAGAACGCATTAGCTAAAGCTCATAGCTATTTAGAATTTACTGCTTTTTCTTATTCTGGTTTGATAGAGCAGCTTCAATACGAGGGATTCACTCCAGAAGAATCCACATTCGCTGCCGATAATTGCGGAGCTGATTGGAACGAACAAGCAGCCAAGAAAGCTCAGAGCTACATGGAACATCAGTCTTTTTCAAGAGATGGATTGATAGATCAGTTACTTTACGAGGGATTCTCGCAGGAACAAGCTGAACATGGAGCTGCTTCTGTTGGATATTAAAACAAAATAAAAAAACCGCCCCGGTGCTACCAACACTGAGACGGTCAACATATCCGAAGATATGCTATTGAAATCCACGAATATTGTATCATCTTCGGAGCAGTCACGCAAGCGGAACATATGTTTTGTGATGACTGTTATTTTTGTACTCGTTTTTGCATAAAATTAAATAAGGAGATGATAACATGGAAACGAAATATGCTTTTGGATACGTCCGTGTATCCACTGGAAAGCAAGACGAATTATCCCCAGATTCCCAAGCGAAGTTGTTAAAAGATTACGCAAAGAGTCACGGGTATGTGGTGTCTAAGATTTTTTATGAAGTCGGGATTTCTGGGAGAAAAGCTGACAAGCGCCCAGAGTTTCAAAAAATGATTAGTCTCGCGAAATCGTCAGATCACCCAGCAGATGCCATTCTTGTCTGGAAATATAGCCGATTTGCGAGAAACCAAGAAGAAAGTATCGTATACAAGTCTCTTCTCAAAAAGAAGCACAATGTGGATGTTATAAGCGTGTCAGAACCGTTGGTAGATGGTCCATTCGGCTCTCTGATAGAGCGAATCATCGAGTGGATGGACGAATATTATTCCGTTCGTCTCTCCGGAGAAGTAACCAGAGGAATGAAGGAGAAGGCAGAAAGAGGTGGATACCAAGCACGCCCACCGCTCGGGTATAAGATCGTGACTCATAAGGAACCTCCGGTAATCGTTCCGGAAGAAGCTGAAATCGTGAGGCTGATTTTTGAAAAGTATGCAAATGAGAACTTAGGAATATTTGAAATTGCTAGGCTTTTAAATATGCATAATTTTAAAACCTCGCACGGAAAAGAATTTGAACGCCGATCTATCGAATATATCTTGCAGAATCCTACTTACTGCGGTATGATACGCTGGAATCGGACAATCAATGAATCCAACGAAATCCGTCCGGAAAGCGAATGGATTGTAACCGATGGGGAGCATCCTGCAATCATAAGCAAGGAATTATTCGATAAAGCACAGGAACGATACAAAAGAGAATACAGGCCACGTGGTTCGAGACCAGTAAGCACATACAAGCACTGGTTGTCTGGTGTCGTTAAGTGCCCAGCGTGCGGCAGGACAATGACTGCAAACACGATCAGAAATAACACAAGAGTGTACTCTCATTTTAGGTGCTATGGATACACAAAGGGGAAATGCATGGCAAACAACTCTATCAGCTCAATCAAGTTAGAACCTGCGGTACTGGAATCCATCAAAACTGTGCTTGATAATGGTAAAATCACATACCGCAAGATTGAAGCCAAAACCGATGACACTGTGGACTTAAAAACCATACTGGAAGACCAGATCAAAAAGATCGATGTGAAACTGCAAAGAATCAAAGAAGCCTACATGAACGGGATTGACACTATGGAAGAATACAAGGAAAATAAACAGGCTGTACAAGAAGAAAAACAACACCTTGAAAAACAACTGTCCGAAATCAAGGAAGAAAAAAGCAACAGCAAAGATGATGACGAGGACATGCTGCTAAGGGTGAAAAATGTGTACGATATTCTCTCTTCCGACTCTGTTGATGCGACAACCAAGAATGATGTGCTCAGGAGTGTTGTAGAAAAAATCATCTACGAAAAGGATAAGGACTTGTTAAAGGTTTATTACTACTACATGCCGTAA